GGGATGTTCCCAAGAGATTCAAACAAACTTTCAGGAATAACCCTAACTTTGGCACCGCGATTAAAACTCGCGCCTACGCAACAACGTGAAAACGTTGAAGGACAGGTACGGTTCCCACATAAAAGAGAATGATTTCAAGAAAGTCAGCAGATGTGATCTGCTGAAGATCTTAAAATTGTTCTTTCTAATGTGGAGTGTTTATTCTCTCTTTCTAAACATGAATTAGCAGTCCTAAGAAGATTGGCTAAAGTCATGAACTTTATCTGAAATCAAAAATCGCTAAGTAGATCTGAACGTGTTTCAATATTAAAATGCCTTAGAAAGCATTTTATTAAGGTAACATGTTCAGAGCCTCTTGTTAAATTTTCATGCAAAAGATACATGAAAATGTTAAAACAGGATTTAGATAACAGTTTAGTCTACCTAAAAGTTGTTGAAAAGTTTATTTCACAAAGTGATAAGTTCTGCAGTGCAGCACTTACCATTTTATGAAAATCCCGTGATTTAAATCTTGAACCAGTAATTGATATTAAGTCAATTATTGATCCAATATTAACATCACAGGAGAATGTCGATACAGTGTGTAAAGACATTTCAAAGTTATGAACAAAATTAGGTATATCACGAGATACGAAAGAATATTGAGAAGGAACTGATTTAAACCCAATATGATCATCAAAACGTGGTCCTAACGGACACGCGTCTTTAACGACTATAATGGAAATATCTAATTATACAGAAGAACAATGAAATGACATTAACCAAGTTGGTAAATGTTACATTCCAATATTCTCTGCATTCAGAGATATAGATTGAATCAGAAAATATTCCGTTAACAATATAAAGGATAATAAAGTATGCTTTAGACGATTGTCATCTATTGCTGATTATGAGGGTAAAACCCGTGTAATAGCAATAGGTGATTGATTATCTCAACAATACCTTAAACCACTTCATAATAGATTAATGAGAAAACTTTCAATAATTGAAGGTGATCTTACTTATCGACATGAAATGATTCCAATATACTGTAATAAGTTCTGAAGTATGACTGATAAAGAAAAGTATGAACCTTACTCTATCGATCTTACTTCAGCAACTGACAGAATTCCTGCAAAACTTTCTGCTCATATACTAGGTGAACTTTGAGAAGATGAAGATCTTTCTCAACGTTGACTAAAGCTTATGACTTCCTGACCTTTCAAATCAGGAACTACTAATTCAAAATTAGACAGAAAAAGTCAGAACATTAACATGGTTAATTATGGTGTAGGACAGCCCATGGGGATGTATTCCTCATGACCTGCATTAGCAATAACCAACCACATTCTCGTTAGACTTGCGGGTGCTAAGATCGGATTTAATAAATTCACTGATTACTTCGTTCTTGGAGATGACATAGTCATTTTCAATAAAGAAGTAGCTAGTGAATATATTAAATTGTGTCAGATCCTTGGTATTAATACTAAGGACGATGACTCAATTCGACCTAAAAGTGCTCACACTCTAGAAGTAGCCAAAAGGCTATTCCGTAGAGGAGTTGAAGTAAGCCCCCTACCATTCAGATTAATGAAGACAAACTTTGGTTTATTTTCATTAATCGCGATTGATAGAGGTTACTTGAATCGTCTGGTAGCGTTGTTTCCCGGAGATCTTAATAAAAAGATCTCTGTGACTGCAGCAATACTTCTAACCTTATGGAAAGTATGTCCAACATGACGTGAATTTCAAGTCAATGCATTGAACATGCCTCCCAAAAAGATTACTGAATCCCTGACTAGAAGTTCTGCCCAAAATCCGCAAGGATTTTGGGGTAGGAACTTAAGAGTAGATCAACTTCAGCTCTGAGAAATGTCTCACGACATTTTTGAGAAATGAATTACTACTGAGTCTTATAAGATGTTCAACAGTTATGAAGAGGCTTCTCATGGAACTAAATATTCCGTAAGTAAGCTTACTTCTAAACTGAAGAAAACCTTACCTCTCAGGTATAGACGATCAACGACAACCGCCAAACTCCTTACCTCGCAATCGAAAATTTGGTTTGAATCTAAAACATTTAGAAATACTATTTTAGAAGCTACCAAATTTACTTACAACGTATCAACTGGTTCAGGTTCTTCAAGTTCTGGAGAATCTAACGCCAATTATTACGAAGGTAATACAATTGCGGTTACAGAACGGTATATATCTTATCAAGTAACACTTAATGTAATGAGACAATGAATGTTCGTCTCATCACGTCAAGTGCTATCTGATAAGCTACAGACCATCGAGAATCAAATGATCATGGGTATAGAAAAGGAAATAAGAAACCTTAACTATGACTATGATAAACTGACTCAGGTTCAAAATTTCTGCTTAACTCAAGTAGAAATAATTAAATCTGAAACTGATAAGAGAGAATAAACACAAATTGGAGTGGAGGCGTACCACCACTCCGGGACGTGTTCTATCCCTGAGAGGGGATAGGACTTCAATGGCTGGAGAGCCAATGAAGAC